GAAAACGGTAACTGCCATCCTCAAGCAACTCCAAGGCATGCACCAATAACCACTGCTGCCACGGGTAAAGGTGGACATGCAGCATGATCTCCGCGAACGCGATCACCGCGAAACCATTCGAGGTCTCCTTGGTCAACGGCCGGAGCGGCGGCGTGAAGATACGCGGCAAGGTCACGCCATGCCTCTCATCGTCGATGGCACCGAAAACCGTGAGATTCTCCGCCGCCATCGGACACCTCCTAGCCGAAACGCTTCATGAAATCCGCCATCTGCACAACCTTGTCGCTCTTCGGCGTCTCCTGCTTCTCCTCGGCCTTCGGCTTCGCAGGCCGACCAACCTTAGCCGGAACATCCACCGTCAAACCAAGCGACTGGCAGTATTTCAAAAACGTCGGAACCGACACATTGTCCAATTTCCCGTTCTCGTCAATGAAACCAGTCTCGCAAATCGAATCAATCCGGTTGGCGAGAATACGCGCAGCGGCCACGACAGCCGCATTCTCAGCACGCAACGACTTCGCATTACGCAAAGACCTCTCCAACGCATCAGCCACGGACTCATGCGGGAAACGACGCTCGGAAACATCCTTCTTGACTGCCATAAAGCCTCCTTCGCGCGCGACCCATCAACAAAAAACATTATCGGGGAGAGGAAGAGCAACCACGCGGGACATGGGTCGGCTCGGGGTGGTTTTCAGGATTTCACCGCCCCTACCTCGTCGGGGTTGGTTTCGAATGTTGTTTAATGCTTTGATTGCGTTTGTGAATCGTGTGATGAGTTCGTCTGTGCTTGGTGGTTTTGGAGTGATGAGTGTGGTGTATGTGCCTCCGGCTTTGTAGTTGGTGACTTCGTTGTGGGTGACGTTGATTGGGATGTTGATGGTGAATGAGCTGATTGGGAATGTCTTGTCGCTGATTGTGGCGGTGAGCTCTAGTGTGGCTGGCTGCTGTGGCATCATTGCCTCCTTGCTCATGCTGTCTTAATCCATTGTCTTGAGAGTGTGCCGATTGGTGTTGGTGGGTCTTGGTTGCTTCTGAGTCGGTTGCAGCTGGTGTGGCTTGGTTTGAAGCCTGCTGGGTCGAATTGGAGTTCGGGGTGCTTCGAGACGGGATAGAGGTGATCGAGGTTGAATGAATCATCGGTGGTGTTCTTCGTGGTTGCATAGTCTATCGGCATGCCACACAACCAGCAGACTGCATGCTGTGCCTTGCATTGGTTGAAGAATGTTGCTTTGTCTTTTTCGAATTGGCGTGTGGTCTTGCGGATTCTTGGCATGTGGTCACCGCCTTGGTATCTGTGCTGACCGTTGGGCTATCGAAGCTGGATATGAATAATGGTCCAACCATTTTCTGGCTGAACCATTTTACGAACATACGACAGTATAGCATTTTAATTGTGACAGTCAAGCATGGCGGTTATTTCTCCGAGGTTGAACACGTACTCTCCTTTGTGTTTTGTCGGCGTGGCGTGCAGTTTGCCTCTGGTGAGCCATTGGCGGATCTGGTCGCTGGTGCAGTGGATGTCCATTTTGGCGAGGTAGCGTGCGACTTCAACTGGTTTTCCGGTGTATTCGAGTTGCCAGAGTTTGTTGTCGCGTTCGGCTTTGATGGCTTGGACTCCGCCTTGCCATTTGCAGTGTGGGCATGTCCATGTTTCGGCGTGTGGCGTGCTGGTGGCTTGGTGGCCGCATTTTGGGCAGGTGCCGATGATGACCATGGCCTCTTCTGGTGTCAGTGCTTGTTCGTTGCGTCTGGTGATGTGTTGCAGGGTGGTGTAGTCGTCTGCTGCGGTGCTCATCGTCAATATGGTGTGTTTGTTGGCGATGATGCGCTGCCATGCCTTGTTCCATGGCAGGTTGCCGTATTGCGTCCTGATTTTGCCTGCTTGTTCGGCGAGCCATGCTTCTGATTCGGTGATGAGGTCTTGTGCGCGGGTGTCGATGGGTAGTGGCGCGTTGCCTTTGTTTGGCGTGTGGCTTGCGGGGCCGATGTGTGCCTGGCGGAGCATGATGCTTCGCAGGGCTGGTAGTTGGACGTGTCCGAGTTGGTGGATGAGCTGCCAGTAGTCTTCACGGCAGTTTGCGCAGAGCATGTTCGCGGACGCCGGTTTCATTGGCTTGTGGCAGTGCTGGCAGTCGGTCAAAGTCTGATCTCCTTGTCGTGCTGGTGGATGATGGCCGCGATTGCGGCTTTGGGCACTTGTGGCATGAGTGGCGCGATTTCGTCGAGCGTGTATCCGGCCTGATGCCATTTGATGATCATGTTCTCGAGTATTTTCTTCATTTGCTTTCCCCTGGTTCGATGGTTTTAATGATCCGCTGCGAAGTCTCATAGGCTGCACGCACCTCGTACGGCCTGTGGCGGGAGTCGGCGCGCTCCTGCGCCACATCCGATGCCTTTTGGAGCGTCTTGTACACTCGGCATGTATACCGTCTCATATCACCCTTCGGGCGGACGATGTAGCCGTCCAAGATGCTTGTGTCCAACGTGCCCACGCCGTTCATTGCCACATTCCTTCCTCGTTGATGTCATGGTTAGTGCAGTCGAAGATTCCGGCGAGTTTTCTCGCGTCCCGTCTCGCCTGCCGCAACGCCTTCCTGCGGCTGCCGTTGTAGTCCGCGAACAGGTATTCACGCCTGGCCGCATACCACCATGTTTCGTCGTAACTGCTCCAAGCCCATAACACAACCGCGCATCCGACCGGCGTGGAGTCGGGCGCTCTGTAGGATTCGCGGATGCTCACGCAGTATCCCTCACGCTCGGTCATCGTCCTGCCTCCCTCCCTTGCTGTTTTCGAAGTAAATGCTTGTATGGGTTTTCGCTTGTATATTGCGGGAAGTCGCATTCCTGGTCTTTCCACCCTGCGGCGTAGCCTTCTCGCCATGCTTTGGCTAGTTCTTCGTGCGTGGGATGGGTGGTGGTTCTGCTGTTCATTTCGCGTTTTCCTCCTTGTTGAGTTGTTTCGCCATCTGGCAGGCTTGTTGGTCTGGCGTGGCGGTTTCCCCGTCGCGTCCGAGCGCCTGTAGCACGTGCTCGCACTGCCATGTGTGTATGTGGCGTTTCGAGGGTGGTATGCCGCTCATGTTGGCTCTGCGTTGGCACCAGCCTTTCCATAGTCGCGTCCAGTCGTTGACGGAGCGTGTTTCGCCTTGGTGGCGGCCTGCGAATGCGAGCCATGCGGATTCGAGGTCGAGGTTCGGATATTCCACGGCCAGCGTCTTGTCCGTTTCGCAGCACTCCCGTGACTCACCGAAATCCTTCACGCTTTCTTTGGAGAAAGAAGAAGAATATTCTTCTTTCTCTTTCTTTTGGGTTCTGGTGTTCTGGTGTTCTGGTGTTTGTCCCGATGTAACAGCGTTACAGTTCCGATGTAACGCTGTTACATCGGATTCGTTGCGATGCTTGGCCACGCGCTCGGCGCTTTTCTTCCTGGCGTGCAATACCTGCTCTTTGGTGCGGTTGTGCTCGGTGTAGTCGTGGATCAGCCAGCCTTCTTCGACCGCTTCGAGCATCCCCTCGTCCACGAGCGCCCGCACCTGTTCGGGGGTGGCACCGATGTTGGAGAGCATGGCGCGGCGTGGGATGAAACCGTCCGTGAGCCTGTCGCCGCACAACGAGAGGGCCATGCAGTACACGCCCACAGAGTCGGCGCGGCCCCTGCGCACGAGGTCCCGCACCTTGTCGTTGTCGTAGAAGCCGTTGACGAGCTGCACGTATCCGCGCCTTGCCATCGGTCAATCTCCTTTCCGGGCTGGTTCGCGTCCTAGTTGAGGAAGAGCGGGAAGAACGGTTCCGGCTCGTCGAGCTTGTACCCGCAGTAGGGGCATGTCACGTAATATGCGCCGACAACCTCGCCGCAGTGGGCGCATTCCACATACTTGATCGTCTTGCTCATTCGTTTACCGCCTTCCGTGCGGTTTCGAGCAGGTCTCGTGCCTTGTCAAGCCATTCGTCTTGCGCGTCGCACATGCCCATGTTCCGCCATAGGTTCTTCTCTTGTTCGGCTGGCGGCTCGGTCGGGAACCAGAGTGGCGGTTGTGAGAGGTAGCACAGTCTTTTCGCCACGGCCTCGACCTCGGCATCGGCCGGTGGTGCGTTGCGGCCGCGCAGGTACGCTTCCTGTAGATCGTCCGTGTCGCAGCAAAACTGTTCCTTGACATGCGTTCCTTCCCAGTGGCGGGTCGGATACGCCTTCTCGGCTTCATCGTCCGCGATACTCATTCGCTTATCTCCGTTTCGTTGTCCTTGTAGTTGTTGCTTTTGCTTCTGTTTATGCCGCCCCATATGCCTTGCAGCGGGTAGCCGTTTATCAGGGCATGTTCCGCGTACCGTGCGCATTCGTGTATCGCCGGGCATGTGGAGCAGGCTTTGAGGGCCAATCGTTCCTCCTTCCGTGTGGTGGGGAAGAACAAGTCAGGGTCCATGTCACGGCAAGCGGCCTTGTCACGCCAGTTGCCCATCTCCGGACTCCCTCACATCGGGGCTTATCGTGTCATCCCTGTATGGGGTAGCCACGCCCGCGCAGCCGGGACAATAGCGGAAATCCGGTTTGATTCGGTTGCCTTCGATGGTGAACCATTCACGGCTCATGGACTGGCCGCATCGGGAACATTCGAAGCTGCTGTCCGGGTCGATGAGGCTCGGCCCGTTCACGTCATCCGGGTTCTCGTTGGTCATGTCCGGGCGGAAGACGACTCGCTGATGGATCACAAGCGTGGACATGTCGGTCAACGGCGCGGTCTGCTCATGGTTCTTGAGTTTCTTCCGGTACTCGTAGACCTGTTGGCGTGACACTCCGGCGCGCTCCGCGATCTGCTTCGGCGTCAACTCATCCTCAGAGATAAGCCTCAGCAGCGTGCCCAACGCCTCGGCGGAGAGCTTACGATATCGGCGGGTCCCGCTCATCGTCTACCTCTCTCCACCAGTTGTGACAGCATGGCGGTGGTATCAGTCCTGCTCATTTCGCGTCCTCGCTTTCCTTTTCGAGAATGTAGACGAGTGCGTCACATGGGACTTCCAGTGGCGGGATGGTGTCCATTCGTACAATCTTCCAACCATCATTCAGAGCTTTTTCAAGCAACTCAATATTGGACAAGCAACGATTAATGCCACTGCCAGTCCAAAACACCGGGAAAACCTTGTATTGACAGCTCATTTCGTGTCCTCGATTCTGATGGTGATGTGGTAGACGCCCTTCTGCGTGCTGGGTTCGCCGAGCCGGTAGTCGGGGCCTGTCACGTATATGGCGTTGTCGTCGGGCCAGTAGCCTGACTGGGTGATGCCGTCGAGTATCGCCTTGACCATGGGGGCCGCGTTCTCGGGGTCGAACCGTCCGTGGGTGAGCGGGTGGATGATGGCTGTCACGTGCACCGGCCAATGCGTCGGGCGCGTGAGTCTGCCGGCGTTGATGAGACTGCGGAAGGTGATGCGGGCGGCGTCCTTGACCCGCTTCTTCTTGGCGTATGGCACCGCCCAGCTGCTGCTTCGACGGTTCTGCGTCCACCACAGTTGCCTGCTGATCGCGATGTCAATCTCTCTCATAATGGTCGGCCTCCTCTTCCTCGGCTTCGAGCTCGCATTCGGGGCATGGGATGGGGCGCGCCGGATACAACGCGCACCCATGCCTCGGGCAGACCGGCTCGACGTCCGGCGGCTCTATCCATTCGCGCATCATCAGAAGTCAGGCTCTCCGGCCGGCGCGCCCCACGGGTCATCGGCCGGAGCCTGCGACTGCTGCCGCGCCTGCTGCGGCTGCTGATAGCCGCCACCATTGGCGTTGCCGCCCTGGTATCCGCCTGACTGCATCTTCTGCACCTGAGCGGTCGCATAACGCAGGGACGGGCCGATCTCATCCACCTGCAATTCCACGGCGGAACGCTTCTGATGCTGCTCGTCCTCCCACGAATGCTGCGTAAGCCTGCCCTGCGCGATCACACGCATGCCCTGCGCGATCACACGCATGCCCTGCGCGATCACACGCATGCCCTTCGCGAGACTCTGCGCGCAATGAGTGGCGAGGTCACGCCAAGCAGAACAGCGGATGAAGAGCGCATCCCCGTCAATCCACTGGTTCGACTGCTTGTCGAACGTTCGCAGCGTTGCGGCGATGCTGAAATTCGCCACCGCACTGCCATTGCGGGTCGTGCGCAATTCCGGGTCGGCGGTCAGATTGCCGACGATCGTGATAACGGTCTCCCCTGCCATCACTCAGCCTCCTTCGCGTCGGCTTCGGTATCCTCCGGCGTATCCGCTTCCATGACTTCGGCGGTCACGTCATCGGCTTCTTCCGCATTATCGTCATCGAGCACCGGCTGGAACACGTCGCTGTAGTCAGGCGTGGTGTCGTCATTGGAGGCGGCGGTCTGCGCCTGCACGGTCAAAGGCAGGTATGGGGCGGCGCGACGGATGGCGGTCTTCTTCGCCATGGCCTCGTAATCGGTCTTCCACGGGCCGAAGTTGCCGCTCTTGCTGCGTGCCCTCGCCTGCTCGATCTCCTGACGGTTAAGGACGAGGAAGTAGTGTCCGCCGTCCTTGAAATGCGCGACCATGTACACGTGGGTCAGTTCGCCGGGGTTGGCGCATGGCACGTGGTGCAGCTCCTCGTCCAGACCATACGAGTATGAGAATTCGTCTCCCTGGTGTACGGCTCGGGCGCTGATGTCCACGAGCTGGCCGCTACGCCGCGCCAAGTCGATCATGCCACGGTAGCCCATGATGAACGTGGCTTCCATTACGCCGGATTTCTTGTTGTAGAAGGGAAGCACGTAGGCTCGTCCCAATCCGTCCACGTTGGACGGTTCCAACCCGAGCGCGCTGCAGGTCATGAAGCATGAGAGCACGCTTTGCGGCGAGCATTCCGCGAGTTTCGGCGTCTTGTTGATCGCGGACACGCACATCTGGTAGAGGCGGTCGGGGCTGATGTTGTTGCCGACGACGCTGGCGATGCGCGGCCAGCTTTTCCGCATCAGCATCTGGAGGTTCTTCTTCGGCGTCATTTCGACCATCTGCCGGCCTTGCGCCTGCTGTGCGATCTGTCCCATGATTATTGCTCCTTTTCTTCGGTAGATTTGAATGTGAATTTGCGGTATGTGGTGGCTTTGATGACGTATTCCTTGCGGGTCGTCGGCTTGTAGGTGGCTTGGAGGTTGCCGCAGCGCACGCCCGTATGCGAGCCGATGCGCAGGATGATCTGCTCCTGCAATTCCTTCTGAGCGGCCTTCATGTCATGGAGCATTCCGGTGGCGCTCTCGTATCTTGCGAGCAGGTCGTACAGGTCGTCATCGTCGCTTTCGTCCACGATGTCCGGCGTGGGTTCCGGGAACGCCTTCTGCACGTCCCCGCCTGTGGTGAGCTGCGGTGGCGTGTCGGTGGTGACGAAATGCCAGAAGTCGGATGCGGCCTTGTCGATCGCGGCCATATCCTCCACGTCGGCCTCGAACGGGATCTCTACCGGCTCGTCGTCTCCGATGGCCGCGTACACGTAGCCCCATGTCCATCCAGTGACGAGCGCATAGAACTCGACTTGAGCCAAGTAATATGGCGGGATTCGGAGGTTGCCGTCCTCGTCATGCCAGTCCCCCGCTCGACGATTGCCGGCAGTCTTGATTTCGAGGATCCCGAAACTCCCGTCCTCACCTTGCAGGATGCCGTCAAGAGACGCGCGCAGGTATGGCCTCTCGCGGGCGATGAACTGCTTGTCGGTGCCGTCCGTGACGAGCATCTCCGGATGATTGGCACGGAAACGCTTCCTGAGCTCGTTCTCCAAGGCGTTGCCCTTGACGATTGCCCACTTGTCGGAAATATCCTCCGGTTCCACACGGCCGGTCTTCTCAAGCCACAATTCGTAAGGCGTTTTGTAAGCGTTAAGGCCGAGGATCGTGCTCATGTCAGACCCGCCCACACCCGCCTTACGACTCTTCAACCACGCGAGATGACGTTCCGTCTTCTTGCACTGCCTGAACCGCTCGACCGTGTAGCGTTCCGTGTCCTTGAGTGGGATACGCTTCATTCCTTCGTCACTTTCTCTTCCAAGATTTCACCATCGAAAAAATCGATGATGAGATTGCAGATGGCGACCGCCGACGTTTTGAGCTGGTGTTTTTCCTCTTCGTTTGCGGCTTTGATGGTGAAAACACCATCCTTGCTATTGAAATTGAGTCTCATCTCGCCGCATCCTTGCTGTAGTTGGCTTTCAAATCCATCAATTCGCTGTTCAGCAGCTTGGTGGCGAACATGTAGACGACCTTGTCGTTGGCATGGTATGCGGCACGCTGCAATGCCGAGATGGAGTCGTAGATGCCGACCAGCGCGTTCGCGATGACGGCGCGTGGGTTCTCCGGAGTCGTGGGCTTCCGTTCTTGGACTGGAGTAGTGGTGGCGGTCATGGTGTCTGGTGCCTTTACTGTGTTTTGGGTGGTTTGTGCGACGAGTCCGGCTTTGCGCATGGCTCGCATTTCGTCACGGCTTAATCCCGCTTTGCCTGACTCGTCGTAAATGCTTTTCAGTTCGGCGAGTTCGCCGTCCGTGTATTCGTGTTTCAACGTGTTCC